GTAGTCGGACAGGTTGACGATGATGCCGAGGAGCTTGCGCTTTCCGCCCTCGTCGCGCTCGGCGCCCTCCATGACCTCGACCTCGACCAGGTCGGAGACGTTCAGGCTGGTGGCGATGTTCTGCGGGGTCTGGAAGACGTACCGGTTGTTCTTGTCGCGGAGCTCGAGCAGGTTGCAGACGAACTCGTTGGTGGTGTAGAGAACCGGGGATCCGGAACCCTTGTAGTTCTTCCGGGCACGGCGAACGGCGTCGATGACGGCGTACTGATCCGCAGCGGCATCAAGGGTGACCTTGTGGGCGAAGAGCTCATCGTCCTTCCAGATCGGACGGATGTTGGCCTCCTTGATCTTGTCCGGGGAAGACACGTCGCGGCCGTCGCCGATCAGGATGGCGCGAGCCAGCTCCTCGTCAAGAGCGAGACGCAGGTTCTGCTTCATCCAGGCGACGACGTCGAAGGACGTGATGTCCAGGATGTCGTCGCGGTCCATACGAGTCTTGTTGTAGATCGTGGTCGGCGTGGTGGTACGGTTGGCCACCTCGTAGACGACGTCCTTCTTGCGGCTGGCCTTCACGTAGCCCTTGGCGCGAAGAGCGTCAGGGGTGAGGTCGGACCACTGGGTCTTAACCCGAGAGAACGGCGTGTGCTTGCAGCCGTTGAGAACCTTGGAGACCCAGCTGTTCTCGCGCATGACGCGCTGGGGCTCCTTGTCCACCAGCGTGGCGTCGGGGAACAGCTTCTCCGGCTCCTTGATGCCGTAGTCCTGAGCGTGAGCCAGGAACGAAGTCCTGAGGGTCATGCCCGGGCGGGCGGCGTCCTCGAAGATCTCCTGAATCTGGGAGTGGGACAGAACCTCACCGTAGACCGGCTCGTCTGAACCCTCAAAGATGTTGGAGTGCACCAGAACATCCTCCTTGCCGAAACCGTGCTCGGCCTCGTCGTTGTCGTCGTTGTCGTCATCCTCGTCCTGGAGGGACTGGATGAAATCGTACAGAGTGTCAACCTGCTCGTCGGTGAGGGAGTCAACGAACTCGTTGACGTCGAACTCCTCGTCGGCCACGTCGTCCTCCTCTTCCTCTTCGGTGTCCTCTTCATCCTCGGGCTCTTCGTCCGAGTGCGAGAGTGCAGTGCCGGTGTAGATGATGGCCTCATCCTCGGCGTCCTCGTAGGATCCGTCGGAGTGCTGAATGGCCACATTGTCGATGAGCGCCCCGGGGTTCGCGCCCGAGAGCACGAGCGAGACCTCAACGATGTTTCCATGCGTCACGCTAGGTCCTGAGTGGGACAGGCGGTTGGCATAGATCGACAGCGAGTCCACGTCTCCGTTCTCGACCAGCTCGCGACTGGTCTCAGCCGCGTCGGTCTTGTTGAAGGAGCAGTAGGCGTACACGCCGTCCTTGCGATTCTCGAGCTTCGCGTGTCCAATGACGTTCGCAGGGTCGTTATGACCGTGCTGCCACACAAGCGGGACGGTGGCTCCGTCGTTGTCACGGAAGGCGTCGCGGCGAATGATCCGACCGTCTGAGCAGGTCAGGTCGTTCTTTGTGGCGTACCCGCTGAAGTCATACGCCATTTTGACCTCCGTCCGTAGGTTCAGTGTCGTACTCGTCCTGGGCCGGCGTGGCCTGAGACGGCACTGCATCCAGTGCCGTGCTGGCGGACGGGTTGATGTTTGCATTCTGCAGGGCGTCCGCGCCATCGTCAGGAGCTGGCGGAAGGGACAGGTACGAACGTCCTTCGTTGGACGAGATGACCTCGTCTCGAAGGAGTGTATCGAGCGCCGAGATCATCTTGGACGGCGGCACCTGTCGGAACGGATCCTTCAAGTACTTGACTCGCTGTCCCTGTGTCCTGGCGGTCTTGGTGAGGAACGTCTGAGTGAACGCGATCGAAATCGCGTCGAGCATCGGTTCAACCGTTCGGTTCCAGTACTGCGCGAGTTCCTCTTCCTTGGCTGTGCCATTGAAGACGTTCTCTGTGACGCCGAGTCGAGCGTAGAGCTCCTTGGTCAGGTACTGGATCTGGGCCAGAAGATTGCTCTCGGCCGGACGGTTGAGCTGCGTTATCTTCTCCGTACCGTCGGCGTAGGCGATTCCATACGTCGACTTTGTGAGCTGATCCGAAATCTGGTTAAGTCTGGCGTCGGCTCGCTTCTGGAGACCCTCGGACTTGATGGTGTAGGGAAGCTGTATGATGATATCTAGCTTACCCGAGTACGCCCTCTTGTCCGCGACATCTAGAAGGGTGAGTTTCTGCGCCAAGCGCTGAAGGGTGGAGTTCGGCTTGTTCATCACCTCGTAGAACGGGTTCTGAATGATAGCCACAGTCCTCTTCGGTAGAATCAGCTCTTCACGATCACCTTTGCGATCGTTGTAAAGCCGTACCTTGACGTGGTCCGGATACCACTGCGTCACGTAGCCGACGCGCATGGACTTGATATCGAAGGTGTTCGATTCCCTCGGGTCGAGATCCGTGTCGACCGGTACCACGGCCGCCGCTCCGTACTCGAAGCACGTATGGACGAGGTCCTGAATGAAGGCTCGCCCGCTCTGGTCCTTGTTCGGAGCGAACTCAAGGCAGTCGTTGAGAGACGACGCTCGCTCGAACTCGAAGCGGCCATTCTCACCCAGCTGAATATGCCGTATCGGAGTAGCTGCCACGTCGATCGAGATGATGTTGTAAAGCGTGTTGACGATGGACGAGTCCATGTTGTACACGCTGAGAGGGAGATCGGGTCGACTGGCGTAGGAAGTACCAAGATTCCAGTCCGGTGATCTGTCCTGATTCGTGAACGCGTTGTAGACGTGCTTGAGCCTGGACGCGAATGACACCGCCGGCCTCCTTTCAGTCGAATATCTCTCGGTGGACTTTGTACGCAACCCAAGCGTCGAGTAGTGCCGACACGGAGTCGATCTTCTGCTCTCGGCGATCCTTATAAAGCTTTCGGTTGCCGTTGGTATCCTCCAGGGCGATGCAATTTCCCATGGTGAACTGCATGATCGCCTGATCGAAGAGGAGCAGACGGTTGAACGCCATGTTCTTGATCTCTCCAAGAGGTACGGATTCGGTTTTGGCGCCCTGGATGACTTTCTCAACTCCGTATTCGCCATTCTCTCGAGTCCAGCGCTCCACGAACGCTCGAGCGTTGTAGGGGTCGAACCCCATTGCTCGAACGTCATAATTCTGGTCGAGAATATAGCGGTCGAGATCCTCGTAAACTTCCATCAAGTCGAGAACGGTTCCGTCCATGACTTGAAGGGAGCCCTCGTCGAGGAATTCCTGATACTTTCGTCGCAATGATGCGGGGAGCATCAGTACGGATTTCTCGGAAACGTAACACCGGGTCTTCACGCCGAAACGATCTCCGCTGAGGGGAAACAAGAACGTGAACGCCGTGAAGTCATCGCCTCGAGATAGGTCGCAACCCATAGCGCACGGCAACTGCCAGAAATCCTGCTTCCTATGAGGAATTGTCTCGTCGTAGGTGAAGAAGTACGTGTATCCCTCCATGGGAAGACCGAACCTCTTGGCCAGAATGTCATTTCTAACCGAGGGAACGTTCTCGGCGCGCTCAACGTCTCGAGCATATGTGTCATACGTGACGGTCATGCCGAGGTTCGGCTGAGCCTTCTGCCACGTGTCCGGATTTCCAACCTCTTTGACATCATCGAGGCGATAATAGAATATAGACGTATGCTCGTCTCGATATTCGCCTTTAAGGATTTTGAGGAGCTCCATCTTGATATCGTCACCGCTGGCGTTTCGGACCGTGCCCTCGGAGGAGACAGCCACAATAAGCCAGTCGTTAACCTTGGATGCTCCCTGCTCGAGAGCGCCGACGACATCCTCTCGAATATCGCCGGAGAGCCACTCGTCCACTGTACAGAGCTTGGGTCGGAGCCCCTGAAGTTTGTCGATGGACATGGGACGAACCTCGACGATGCTGTTCGTCATGAAGTTCTGGATCCCCTTCTTGGTGGAACAGAGCTTCTGACGATCAGCCTTGGAGCCCGAGGTGTTTCGAATCTCGCCGTCAGTCAGGAACGAGAACAGCGGACCCTTGCTCCGAGTCATGGCAGTTCGAAGAGGCTGCATGACCTCCTCGGCCTGTTTCATGGTCGGGGCTGTAGTGATCTGCGTGGTCGTGGTGGTATCGATTGTAAGAAAATACGCTTGCAGCAGCGTCTCATACAGAGACTTTGCTCCGCCTCGAGCAACGATGATGTATTGCTTGTTGATGAGTCGCTGCTTGACTTTGCGTTTCTCGAAATGTCCTCCGCGGCCGTTCTCGTTCTGGATGAATACCGAGCGCTCGATGAAATACCACCATCCGAAGATCTCCTCGGCCCAGAGTTTGAACGAGTCCAGAAGTACCAGATCCTGACCGTCAGTGAGAGTCATCTCCGATTCGCAGAAGCGGATGAAACCCTCGACCGCAAGATCGTCATAGTAGAAACTAGGATTACGAACGCGGTCATCGATCCGATTCATCTCCAGTTCGATTTCGTGACATACTGGAATCTCCCCCGACAGTACTCGTGCACGAAACTCAGCATAATAACGCGGAGTTGCGGTATTACTGAGCATTTACGCGCTCAGCTCTGCTTCTTACGCTTCTTAGACGCCTTGGCTCCGGCGGATACGGCGCTGTCGAGATAATTGGTGGCGTACTTCGTGCCAACGTTACGGATGGCGCTCACGGCGATGTCGCCAGGAAGCGATGCGAGCTGCTTCTTAAGACGGCTTCGCTGAGATGGCTTAGGACCGTACGCCTGGTTGTACTGACGCTCTAGGTTAGCACGGTTCACGAGACGCTGAAGCTCGGCGTCGGACAGAGATGACGCCTTGCGAGCCTCCCGCTTATTGGGGCCGGTCTGGCTTGAGCCACTGCTCTTGCGAGACCGGCGAATACCCCACTTCATGCCCTTGACACCGTGATGCGCAAGGACATCCTCGGGGCGAGAGATGGAGCTGCTCATGAGAATTCTTTCTCCTGGTTGATGCGCCACTGCAATTCAGTGATCCGCTTCTGGAATGCCTCGGTGACGTAGGAGTTGTTCGGCGGGTCGAAGTCGAGTCGTACTCGCGAGTAGATCAGTGACTTGACCGCCTCGATTTTGAACTCGTCCTCTCCGAGCCATTCGCCCCACGTTGAGGTCGCCCCGGTGATGTAAAAACGGGGCAGGCCGAGCTGGGCAGACTCGAAGATCGCCGAGTTCACATGCGAGATGAGCTCGTCGTCGAATGCGGTATACGATGCCTCGAGGCCGAGCATCTTCTTGATGGTCTGAAGAATCGACCCATCAGGCATTAGCGTGAAGCCTTCTTGAGAGGGAATCGCGGCTTGCCCTTCACGCTCTTGGAAGCGAGCTTCTTGCGCTTGGACTTTGCAGAGAGGTCCTGCTCCGACTCATCTTCTTTGTCCTCCTCGGGCTCATCCGCATCGGTCCCGATCTTCGTCGGGTTCTTCTGGAGGGCCTGGAGAAGCATCTGACGACGGGAAAGTTTCTTCTTGGACGCCTTCTCGTCGTCGGCCTGAGAGTCCTCTTCCGCCACAATGCGCTTCTTCTTGCGAAGGAGCTGCGCAGCGGAAGGCTTCGTGCTGTAGTGAAACAGCTCGTCCTTATAACGGGTCACTTGCCTCTTGCCGCCTTTCTTGCTGCTCGAGCGGCGGCCTTCTCAGCACGAATCCGCTCCCGTTCTTTCTTCTTACGCTCTCGCTCGACCTTGGCGTCGTGCTGCTTCTTCGCGTTGGCGGCACCTCGCTGGACTCCGGCCATTTTGGCGAAGTACGAGACGGATGCCTTGGCGAATCGACCTTGGGTTTCCGAGCGAAGTGCGGCCCGTTTGTCAGCAATGATCTGCGCTGTGGACTTCGAGCCGATGGTCTCTTGGCCAACCTTCTGGTAGGTCTTACGTCGACCCCACTTCATTCCCGGAACGCCGTAGTGAAAGAGCTCGTCCCGATAGTTGTTCACCATAGTTTGGTGTCGCCCTCTCGACGCTCGATCAGCTCACTCTCTCGAGCGAAGCCGTAGTGTATAGCATTGTGCGTATCATGACACACGGTGATGAGGTACTCCGGATCGAGTACCGCAGGATTGAAATCTATGAGATCCTCGGGCTTCATCGGGTTCATGTGATGAACCAAGAGCTTTCCGGGTATCTCCATACCCTCGATGCCCAGATCTCGACCTAGGTCTCGAGCGATCGTGATGTCTCGAGACCTCTTCCACTC